GCGGTTGGCCGTCTCGCCTTGACGCGGGCCAACCAGATGTGGCTGGGCCTTGCTGACGACTCGACGATGGTCATCGGCATCGAGACCGCGCTGCGGTTTGCTTCGATGGCAAACATCCCGCAGGGCAAGCCGGTGCGGATCTTCGGCGGCTACGAGCAAGCCAAATACGGATGGGTCGACTCGCAGGGTAGGCCCGTAGTTGGATGGCAGCCTTGGCAAGAGACCATCGCGGCGATTGGCGTGATGGCTGCTTCGAGGCAGCTGTTCGCAGCCAACAGCGATGGGTTGGCCGCCAAATACCACGATGTCGCTACGTCGCTGGCTCAGGTCATCGACGTCAACGCGTGGCAGCGGATCGCGCAGCCAGCTGGAGCTTCGAGCGAATCCTGGTTCCATGCCTACGCCATCCGATGGAACAACGGAGATGCGTTCTCCTTGGCAGATTGGCCGCCGCTGCAAAGCTACAACGAGGTGTGGAACGACAACGTCTACGTCTCGACGGCTTGCTTGCCTTGGACGCGCTCGGCGAGCGTGATGCTCGACATGTTCTCGGAGCTTCCGAAAACGCCAGCAGAAGCGCGCTGGTGGGCTGTCTGACGGTATGCAGCACCAAACCCAACATTCGTAACCTTACAACGTGACCATCGACAGACCCTCCATCGACGAAGCAGATCGAGTAGCCGACGAGGAGCGCAAGCTCCATCGGAAGCTCGCGCGCGAAGTCGAGGATGCCGACATCCGGTGGCTGATGAGCAGCAAGAAGGGACGCCGCATCGTGTGGCGTCTTCTGGAGCAATCCGAGTTGTTCGCGCAGGAGTTTCGTCCAGACGGCTTGTGGCTTGCGTTTGCAGCCGGTCGTCGACACTTCGGCGGGACCGTCTTGGAGCAGATCCACGCGCTCTGCCCAGAGCTATGGCCGGTGATGGTCAAGGAACAAAAGCATGACAGAACAGACGACGCAGCCGAATAACGCGGCTGCAACACAAACCGCAGGGCAACCCTCGACGAGTGGACAGACCGCTCCCGAGGTTCAGCAGAAGAACAGCAACACCGAAGCTGCTCCGGCAGTTGCGGATCGTCCTACGTTCACCGTCCCAGAAGGACAGAGCTACGACGAGCATGTGCTTGGTGCATACGCCGAAGCTGTTGCGGATCTGAAACTGCCAACGGACGCAGCGCAGCAACTGCTGGAACGCATCGCTCCGGTGATGAACCAGCGGGCGCAAGAGCAGCGGCAACAGGAAGCCGCTCAGTGGGAGCAAGAAGTTCGAGCGGATAAGGAGATTGGCGGCGACAAGCTCGACGAGAACCTGTCCGTCGCGCGCAAGTTCTTGGACTCACTGGGCTCGCCAGAACTGGTGCAGCTTCTCGACCGAACGGGCCTCGGCAACAACGTCCACATGATCAAGGCGTTCTACCGAGCCGGAAAGGCAATCTCAGAAGACAAGTTCGTGGGCAGCGGCAACTCGTCTGGCAAGGGCCAGCCGCAGGGATTCGCCGAACTTGCCCGCGCGCTTTACCCCAACCAAAGCTAGGTGTGACCCATGGCAGTTGTAGGCACTAACAATCTGACTTTGACGGACTGGACGAAGCGTATCGATCCAGACGGCAACGTCCCGGTGATCGGCGAGCTTCTCTCGCAGACCAACGAGATCCTGACGGACTGCGTCTGGCGCGAGGGCAACCTCCCGACTGGCGAGCGAGTCGTGATCCGCACGGGCTTGCCGGACGTCTATTTCCGCGCCTTGAACGCGGGCATCCCGAACAGCAAGTCGACGACCGCCCAGGTCGACGAAGGCTGTGCGATCATCGAAGCTCGTAGCGAGGTCGACAAGGATCTCGCGATGCTCAACGGCAACACGGCGCAGTTCCGCCTGAGCGAAGACTCCGCGTTCTTGGAGTCGATGAATCAGACGATGGCGGACACCTTGTTCAATGGTGACCCTGCGACTGACCCCAAGAAGTTCCTGGGTCTGCGTGCGCGCTACAGCGCGTCGACGGGTGCTGGCAACAGCAAAAACGTCCTTCGCGTTGCGTCGAGCGGCTCTGCTCTGACTTCGGTCTACCTCGTTTGCTGGGGCGACCAAACTGTCTACGGGATCTTCCCGAAGGGCAGCAAGGCCGGTCTCGTGCACGAGGATCTCGGCGAGCAGACCGTCTACAACGGCGACCTGCGCATGCAGGCCCTGAGCACGCGCTACCAGTGGAAGTGCGGTCTCGTCGTCAAGGATTGGCGATACGTCGTCCGTATCTGCAACATCCCAACTGCGGATTTGACGGGCCTTTCGGGGACGGCTAACCCGACGAGCTTGACCAATGTCCTGCACGCGATGGCGCAGGCTTACTACCTGCTCCCGACTTCGACCATGGGTCGTTGTGCGTTCTACCTGAATCGCAACGTGCACGCGGCGATGTCGCGCCTCGCGATGGAAAAGTCGCTGGGCATTATGAGCATCGAGCAAGGCTTGACGCAGTTCGGCAAGGCTCACTCGTTCCTTTCCTACCTGGGCGTTCCTCTGCGTAAGTGCGACGCTCTGACGAACAACGAAACCCTCGTCCCCTGATCGGAGGCACACACATGATTACTGACGCTTTTGCTTCACTGAGCGCAACTCTTGGCTCCACTGTGGTCGGCACGACTGTCGGCGCGGATGCGATCGACATTGTCGACAAGCGCAACATCGGCGAGGGCCAGCCGATTTACGCTGTGTTTCAGCTGACGGCTGCCATGGTTGGTGCTAGCGCGACGCTGGCCGTCAACCTGTGGGTCAGCACGACCTCTAGCGGCGCACTTGCCAACGAGCAGTATCTTGCTGGTGCATCGTTTGCGGCATTGGCTCCGCTGGGCACGACCGTCGCGGTTCCGATTGCTCCAGCCATCTACAACAGCTTCCAGGGTTCCGACCTTCGGTATCTGCGATTGCAGTTCGTAGTTGCTGGGGCAACTTTGACGTCGACGGCAGTCACGATGAACCTTGTCCCGCACATCGCGGACGGCAGGCTGTTCTACCCGAGCGGCTTCACGTTCACGACGTCTGGCGTCTGATGGTGAAGGTCAGAGCCCGCATGCTTTGCTGGGCAGCCGGTGGACTCCGGCTGCCTGGAGACGTGTTCGAGATGGAAGGGCAGTTGCCTATCCAGATCGAAGCCGTCGCAGAGCAACATCAGCCGGAAGCCCCGGTTGATGCCGAGTCCAAGAAGCAGCCGAAGCCGCGCCCTGCGGCTCCGGCACCTCAGTAGCCGCCGCCGCGTCGCTCGCGGCGCGCGGCAGCACCACCAGCACCTGCGCGAGCACGACCTATGTCGAACATCGACATCATCCAGCCGGATCGGAACGGAAACTTCTTCACGAACTACGACAGCCTGGACATGTCGGCCAACCCATCGCGAGTTGGTTACTTTTCCGAGGGCTGGAACAACGATCCGCAAGAAACCGATCCGACTGTTGCTTGGCCGGGGATCGAGTTTTGGACAGGGACTATTGGGTCAGGTGCGTATGCCATCACGGCAACATGGGGATTCCCCACACGTTTCAAGGCGACTCACTGTTCGCTGATCCCAAAGGGAAGGAACAAGGGTCGGCTGTTGCTGTGGAACACGTTGCCGGTCATCGCGCGCACGCCAGACGTTGACGGGAAAGCATGGTGGTCGTGGCAAGCGTTGGTCATCCTCGATACCGATCCAAACGCAGCCATCCGCAGCCGAAACTACCTGTTGCCAATCGGTCCTGTGCGAATCGATGGAGCCACTGAATGGTATCCGTCTTTGTTCTGTGCTGGTCACTGCTGGACAGACAACGGCGATCTTCTTATCGCAGGTGGCAACGAATACGAACGCGACAACTTTCTGTTTGGTGCCTACCAAGGATTGTGGATGTGGAACCCCGATCTTGATGGGTCGATCTACTACCGCAACAACACGGGGACGAACTACACGCATTCTTGGAACACGACGTCTCACAAGCACTACTTCGACGTAGGTGCCTGGGTCCGTGCGGAGGACATGCATTTCAAGCGGTGGTATCCGACACCTAAGTTGACGCAGAAGTTTGCTACTGCCGCAAGCTCACCATGGAACGGAGCCCGATGCGGGGTGTTGATCTTTGGCGGACAGAACAACATGCAGAGTGACCAACCATCGGGCAACCCTGCATGGAACAACTACGAAGCTGTTGCCGTTACCGCTTCGCCAACGATCAACACTAGCGGTCTAACGTTTGACCTGCGTGGTCCAACAATCCCCAAGGTGTTTGCAGGCCCAGGCACACCAGGAGCAGGAGTGCCTGCTTACCTAGACGACTGGCTATTCTTCTACCCACACATGCACTTGCTATCGAACGGTGGCATGTTCATGTCGGGGATGGCCTGGAAGTCGGCAACGTTGACGAACCACGGCACCAACCCTGGCGTGTGGACAAACACTATTGGAGCCACGTCGCAAGCTGGGCTGCTCAACCTAGAGCGTGTCTATGCAATGTCGGTTATCGCTCCAAACTACGATGGAGTTGCTGATCGGGTAATCCGCGCTGGTGGTTACCACTTTCGTGGCGAGACAGCTACACCGCTTTTGTCGGCGACTACCGGCACGGTCGAGATCATCAGTGCAACCACAGCTGCTGCGCAGTGGGTGTCTATGCCTTCGATGAATCTGGCGCGCACCGAAGCAAATATGGTCATCACGCCCGATGCCGATCTCTATTTGTTCGGTGGCGCAGAAAAGGAAACAGACAACGGGGCTGTTCCCCCGACGTTCAACGGCCAATACCACACCAAGACGGAGTTGCTGCGGCACGACGGATCTGGATGGGGAAGTGCGTGGGAACTGTTGTCGTGGTCTCCGGCAGAGGCTTTTCACGACTACCATAGCACCGCCGTTTTGATGCCGAACGGGCAGATCTTTGTTGGAGGCGGAGATGCCTCAACGCAGACGGTCACTAATGCTCATCCTTCGCACGTTCACAACCCGAGTGCATCGGATCATCCTGGCTACGACTACGAGATGTGGTCGCCGCGCTACCTGCGTCCAAACCCCGATCCGCACGTTGTGTTCCGGCGTCCTCAAAACGTGGTCCTGTCTGGTGGAGGCGCGACGCAGGATGCAGACGACACCTACGTCGTCTCGCGCGCAACGACCTACACGCTGACGTGTGACGCGTTGACCCAATACCGCAGCATTGCGCACTGCGTGCTGATGGCTCCGAGCTCGGTCACGCACCACATCGACTTTTGCCAACGCTACTACAAGCCAGTGACGCAGACGTTGGTCAGTTCGACGTCGATGACGTTCCAGTTGCCAGCAAGCGATAGCGCGTTGCCTGACGGATACTACATGTTGTTCGTCTTGGACGATCTTGGCGTTCCCTCTGAAGCCATCTGGGTGAGGATCTAACCATGCCTGTCCTGAGCATCTGTCCGGCCAACTTCGACATTTTCATCCATCAAGGCGACGAGAACCCATGGACGATTACCATTCGTGGCGACAACAAGGAGCCACTGGATGTGACGGGCTACACGTTCTCGCTTGATGTCGATCAGCTTGAGAATCCGCCAGATCTCACAACGCAGGAGTTTCAGCTGACAGGAACGGTCACGAACGGACCTGCTGGGGTCGTGGAGTTTGAACTCGACAGCGTGCAGTCGGCAACCGATCTCGGACGCTACTACTACACATTGCATGCCATTGACACGATTGGTCGAAACCTTGTGCTAGCGGAAGGTCGATGGCTGTTCGTCGACAGCTGCGAGACGAACAAGGTGTCGGACATCGACATCTGCAACATGGCCCTGAGCTTCATCGGCGACCAAGCCAGGATTACCAGCATCAACCCGCCCGATGCGAGCGTTCAGGCCGAACTGTGCAGCAAGTTTTATCCGATGGCGTTGCGGTCGACGTTGGAGATGCACAACTGGGCATTTGCGACGCGTCGCACGGAACTGACGCTAGTTGACGTTGACCACATCGAAGAGCATTCCACGCATACCCATGAGTGGGGGACGCACTGCGACTGCGCGGAGTGGGAGTATTTCTACGAACTCCCGCGCCACTTCCTCAAGGCTGTAGCGGTCCTGCCAGCGAACAGCATGGACGACTACCTGCAATCGCAGGACTTTTCGGTGCAGCTGGACTCTCTTGGCGTGCCTCGCCTATACACCGATTGCGAGGAGGCTGTGTTGATCTACACGGAATACTCTGTCGAGACGCACCTGTTCCCGCCGCTGTTTCAGATGGCGGTGGCATGGCACCTTGCCAGCATGCTCGCGGGCGCGATCCTCAAGGGTGACGCTGGCGCGAACGAGAGCAAGCGGTGCATCCAGATGTCGTCGATGTATGCCGCGAAGGCAACGTCGTCGGATTCGTCGGTGCGACGTGTGCACCCTGAGCATCAGGCTTCTTGGATCACGGCCCGCTGAACATGCCCAACACGCGCATCTACAACCGATCGTTCAACGGTGGAGAGATCGCTCCCGACATGTTCGGGCGCATCGATGACGCGCGCTACCAAGCGGGCGCAGCCGAACTGCGCAACATGATCGCTTTACCGCATGGACCTGTGGCTCGGCGTCCAGGCATGCAATACGTCGCCAACACCAAGAACAACGGTGTGGCGCGACTAATCCCGTTTTCGGCATCGGTGGACGACAGCCTCGTCATCGAGATGGGTGTCGGCTACGTCCGGTTCCACAGCAACGGGACACCAGTTAGCCCAGGAAGCACGACGTGGCAAAGCCGCTTGTCGGTTCCGGCGACGCTTTGGTATACGGGCAACACGATCAACCAGCCGCTGTTCTTCAACTGGTCTGGCAACACGCTGACGGACGGAGAGCCGGTTGTTCTTCCATACTCGAACTACGGGTTTACTTGGGGCGGTGGCGATCCGCTGCCCACGATCACTACGCTTCCCAAAGTTCGCTACGTCTCTGGCGGCGCAGACGACTACCTGAAGGTCGACACGATCTACTACGTTCGGAACCGCACAGCATCGGGCTTCAACCTGTCGTTGACTCCAACAGGCAACCTGTTGCTCAACGTCAACAACACGTTGTCATCGTGGCTGAACATGCGCATGGCGCGCGTATACCGCGTGGGAGACATCGCGGTGTCGTCGGGCGTCTACTACTACTGCATCCAAGAGCATGCAGCACAGTCGACAGCCCCAGCGTCTGAGCCTGCACGATGGACTCCCGTAGCATCCGATGCATACGAGATCCCGACTACCTATACCGCAGACCAGTTGTTCGATCTGCACTACACGCAAAGCAACGATGTGCTAACGCTAGTGCATCCGGGCCATCCTGCGCGGGAGCTTCGGCGATACGCAGCGAACCGCTATGTGCTTGCGGACGTCAGCTTTGCAGCAACTGTCCTAGCCCCATCCGTTGTCGCAGGGCAATCGACACCAGGACAAGCCGTCAAGGTTGACAAGATTGCAAACACCAACACATATTTTGAGTGCGTTACAGCGCACAACTTCTCGCCAGGAGATCCCGTTTATTTGACCGGAACGTCGGCATGCGGTGTCCCAGACGGGTTTTATACAGTTCACGAGATCAACACGAGCTTTCCTCTGCATCTTGCTCTGACATATTACTCTACCGGAGTAAAGATTGTAGCTACGTCAGCGCAGACGTTTTCGGCAGCACTGGCGCAATACTCGGATCAGGTTACCGAGCTCACAAACACATACGCGATCACGTCGATAGACGCGAGCGGTGTGGAGTCCGAAGTCGGAACGACCGTTACCATCAACAACATCCTTGTCATCGCTGGCGCATCAAACGCCATCGGTTGGACGTCGGTTGCTGGCGCACTTCGCTACAACGTCTACAAGAAGCAGAACGGGCTGTTCGGATACATCGGGCAGGTGGAGGATTCCTCGACTCAAGAAGTCAACGCTTCGTTCTCCAACGTTTCTGTTGGCGTTACCGATCTGTTGATCGCGAAGAACAACCATGGCTTGCAGACGAACGACATGGTCAGGGTGTATCCAGTCCCTGGCTTGTCGGCAGCAGGGCAGTTCCCGACAACGGTCACTGCAACGGCGATCTATTATGTAGAGCGGCTCGATGCGAACGGCTTCTACATCAAGGCTACCGTTGGCGGTGCGAAGATCGTCAACTCGGTGAACAACCCACCAACGACTTTGCTCCCTTGCTTGTATCGCAAGGCAAACATGTTGGTGGACGACAACATCGCCCCCGACATGGGGCAAACTCCGCCGCTGCGAGATGCCGGAGATCTTGCAGCTGCCGACGTATACCCAGGTGCAGTAGCTTACTTCGAGCAACGCCGCTGCTTCTCTGGCAGCAACTCCGAGCCGCAGACGATCTACATGACGCGCAGCGCGACGGAGTCTGATCTGGCCTACACGTTCCCAAGCCAAGACACCGACCGCATCAAGTTCCGCGTTGCAGCACGCGAACGCAACCGAGTGCGTCACCTGTTGCCGATGGGCAATCTTGTGATGCTGACCAACAGCAGCGAGTGGCGCGTCACGTCGGTCAACACTGACGCGATGACTCCAACGTCGATCAGTGTTCGCCCACAAAGCTACGTCGGTGCCAACAACGTTCAGCCTGCGATCATCAACGCGACTGTTCTGTTTTGCGCCGAGCGTGGCGGGCATGTGCGCGAACTAGGCTACGACGCCAACGCGAATGGGTTCCGCACTGGCGACATGAGCCTGCGCGCAACGCATCTATTCGATAGCTACGACCTTGTTGACCTATCTTACGGGAAGGCACCCTATCCAGTTGCGTGGTTTGTCAGCACCTCTGGCAAGCTGCTTGGCTTGACCTACGTTCCCGAGGAGCAAGTAGGGGCATGGCACCAGCACGACACGACCGGGACGTTTGAGTCTGTGTGCTCGATCCCAGAAGGCGAAGAAGATCGCGTCTACGTTGTGACCAAGCGCACGATCAACGGGAACACGCGCAGGTTTGTAGAGCGAATGTCGACGCTGGAGTTCCAGGCGATCGAAGACTGCCGGTTCTTGGATGCGTTCTTGGCGTTCGACGGGCGCAACACTACCGCGACGACCGTTACCGTGACGGGCGGATCAGGCTACGCAGCCGGAGCAACTGTCACCGTCACAGCATCGGCTGCAACCTTTGTTGCTGGAGACGTTGGAAGCGAGATCCGGTTCACGATCAACGGTTCCAACTACGGCGTGCTAATCACCACCTACACCAACACGACTACGGTAACTGGGACGCTGATCTCCGCTTTTGCTGCCTCGTTGCAGGCTACTGCACGCGCCGATTGGTCGTGGGCCAGAAGCTCGTTTACGGTCGCGCATTTGCCGAGCACGGCTGTCCAGGTCTTTGGAGACGGCAAGGTCCAGGCCGGAGCTACAGCGTCTTCTGGCGGTGTCGTCACCACGGCCGAGCGGTTGGTTCGCGGATGCATCGGTCTTGGCTACACCAGCAAGCTGGTCACGTTGCCGGTGATGATGCAGATCGACGGAGCCGGACAGGGCAGAACTAAGAACGTCTGCAACACCTGGGTCAAGCTCTACCGGAGTGCTGGCGTTCGCATCGGACCAAGCGATACCGAGTCGCACGTCATCGACCAACACAACAAGACGGACCTGCGCACCGAAGAGGTGCAAATGCTGGTGTCACCAACGTGGCAACGCACAGGGCAGATCTACGTCACGCAGCAAACCGCCCTACCTTTGACGGTGTTGGGCATGACTATCGAAACAAGCATCGGAGGATGAGATGAGCGCACAAGCAGCTGCAATGATCATTCAGGGCGTTGGTGCCGTGAACCAAGCGATTGGTGCCTTCTATGGTGCAAGATCGCAGAAGCTGTCCATGAAGGCTCAGGCTTCGTCGCTGGAATACCAGCAGCGCATGTCGCAGCTGAACCAACGGATCGTGGCGCGCGAAGCCATCGAGACGTTCCAGCAAGCGCAGAAAGCGATTGGTCAAGCTACGGCACAGATGGGCCGAACCAAACAGCAAGCTCAGGCGTCCATGGCAGCGCGCGGACTCCAAGGTGGCGTAGGTAGCGCAGCCGAGGTGATGGCTAGTCTGGAATACGACAAGCAGTTGACGGCTATGTCGATGAACGCGCAGGCTGTGCGCCAGCGCGAATCGATGATGACGCAGCGCGTCGACATCCAGAACCAAGGGCGCAGGGCTGGTGTGCAGGCTTCGGCGTTGCGGATGGCTGGCAAAGCGATCATGCCAGGGCAGGCACTGATGGCGTCGCTTCTTGGAAGCGCAGGCCAGATGGCGGCCAACTGGGCGTATACGCAACGGCCCGAGATGTCTTCTGAAGCGTCCATGGCGACCCCAGGTATGGGTCGAAGTGGACGCTCGCTGCGTGCAGGAGGGTCTGTCTGATGCCACGCGTCCCTAACTTTGCTTCGCAGGACATCGGTGGTGCCAACCTGTTCCAGGCACCTACTGTCTCTCAAGTCCCCAACTACGCTCCGCAGCAGATCGAGCAATATGGCGAAGCGTTGCAGAACTTCGGCACAGGAATCCAGCGGATGGATACTGAGTTGAAGCGACAGGAGCGCATCAAGCAGCAGCAGCAGTTGGCGTTGCAGCAGCAACAGCAAGAGTTGCAGGACGTCCAAGACGAGTCCGCTGCCAAGGCCCTGGAAGAGCAGGCATGGAACGTCGCCAAGCGGATGAGCGACGACAAGGACAACGGCTACCTGTGGACTGCTGGAAGCGTGGCGGTCGATGCCTACGAGCCTGCTCTCAAGCAGCTTGACAAGTCGTTGGAGGAGATCGCCAAGCAAGCGAAGTCTCCGATGCAGCAAAAGTTGTTGCAGCCAGAGTTGGTCAAGCTGCGCGACCACTTCGTCGGCAAGTGGGAACTGCATGCTGGCAAGGAGATGCGCGCCAACGCCAAGCTCCAAGCAACTGCGCGCCTCGACCGGTTCTCACAGATGGCTTCTCAGAACTGGCAAGGCTGGGAAAACGAAACCGATCCAACCTACGGTCCCAACTTCTACAGGGATTCGCGCGCGCAGATCGTCAACGAAACGGTTGCGCTTGCCAAGCTGGAAGGCATCGCGACGGATTCGCCTGCGTTCCAAAGCATGCTCGCCAAGAACATGGAGGCGATGCACAAAGCGACAGTGGTCAACATTCTGAAGAGTGATGACCCAGCGCAGGCCCAGAGGTATGCCGCAAAGTTCCTTGACGAAGGCGAACTGGACGCTCGGACCTATGGTGCTACGCGCACACAGGCTCGGTCGGCAGACGACGGAGCGCGCGCGACTGCTATCGGCATGTCGCTGTGGCAAGGTCGCCAGGGTTTGAGCGGAGACCAGCTGATCGCGAGTTTGCCAGGACGTGTCCAATCCAACGAAGTGCGCGTCGAAGACGTCGACGAGATCCGCAAGACCATCCTTGCCCAGCAGACTGCGGAGAAGGGAATCAAGACGGAGCAGCTTGCCGCAGACTTGGACTCGGCCCGCATGTGGTTTCGACAGCAGCGAGATGCCGGAGCACAACCAGACGTCGTGTCATTCCGCAGGATGGCTCCAGACCTCGCTGGACGCATCGAATCGAATGGCGGCTTCACGCAGCTAGAGACGCTGGAGCAACAAGCCAAGCTACCCGGGTGGGCCTACAGCCCTCAAGCGGTCGCAGTCTTGGAGCGCATGCGGTCTGATGGAAAGCTGGCTGACCAGGATCTTGCTGAGTTTGGCGTCAACTGGCACAAGGTGCTCAACCAAGAGCAGATGGCGTATTGGAAGAGCGAGATCCGCAAGGCGCAGGAAGCTCGCGGAACGAGCGACTACAAGCCGGAGTTGTCGGAGCACGAGCACGCATGGCTGAAGTGGCTGAAGGCACGACCAAACGACAAAGCAGCGTGGGAGACAGGCAAGACCGCTTCCGATCGCAACGGAGAGGCCAAGGAAAAGTATGGGCAGTTGCTGTTGTCGCAGCAGAGGTTGTCGGCACTGATCGACGAACGCGTCACCGAAGCCGACGCGGCGCGAGCGCAAAGCAACAAGCCTAGGATGACTCGTCAAGAGCGCGACGAGATGGTGCAGAACATCATCGAAGACTTCCAGCTGGTCGACATCGACGCTGAAGCTCAGGTGACGTTTGACTCCATGGACAAGCTGTTCGAGATGGAAGACATCGATCGCTTGACCGCTGTCTCGAATCTGCAAGTCGCTCTCGATAACGGAGAGAACGTCAAGCTAGTCGACCTTCCCAAGGACAACCGGCTCATCGCCGCTTTGCTGCAAGAGCAAGGCTACTCCGACTACACGTCGGTCAAAGATCTTGCGCAGATGTGGGCGAACATCGGTCGGCCCAAAAGCATTGAAGAACTGTATCGGCGCAACGACGCCAACATGCCGTTGCCCGAGAGGTTGATTCGAGACATGCCACCTATTGGCATTCAAGACGTTGGGTTGCAGCCGTTCCTTGAAACGAAGCAGCGGCTAGAGACGGACATCGCGGCGCAGCGAGATGCCATGCGCGACGTCAATCCGATGAACCCAACTGAAGGCTACGCGGAGGCACAGAAGCAGTTGTCGGTGGCGCAAAAGAGCTACTCGGATTTGATGTCGCAGTTGTCTCCTGACGTATCGGACGCACACCTAACCGACATCCAGCGAGCAAACGTCGAGCGAACCAAGGTCTACGACGCGACGATCCAAATGGCGAGCGGCATGCAACAGCGCGCCATGCAAGCGGTGATGATGGCGCAGCAACTTCTGGAACCGACTGGTGACGAGCAATACTTGTCGGACCGGCAGCAGGCTGCGCTACTCAAGCAGAAAGAGCAGAGGTCTGCGGAGTTGCTTGCTTACGCTGCTCGAACTGTGAATCAGAGCAAGAACCTGCAAGAGAATCTGGAAGCTACAGCGATCGACAACATTCAGATGATCAACAAGCTGGGTGTGCTGGATGCCACCGAAACGGTGTTTGTTGCGCAGCGGCTTGCTGCGACTGCGGAAGGCCAGATGCCTAGCGGAAATGTCGAGACGCCTTCGTGGACGCAAGACCCGAACGACCCGCAGTGGCGACAGATGCGCACGCAGATGCTGCGTTCTAGCGCACGCAACGGAACCTACAGGGCAACAGTCGCTCGCACCATGCACGACGAGTTGCTTCAGTCCGCGCGCGTGTGGCGAGACATTGCCTTGTCCTACTACCCCATCGATCGATTGGCGAACATGACGCAGCTGGAAAGCCAGCACCACGCGTGGCTGGTTGAGCACGCGCAGCGAGCGGAAGCCAAAGCAAAGTCGCTCAAGTCCAAATACGAGGGAAGGTGGAACATGCCAGAGAAAGAGCGCAAGGCTCCGCAAGCAAAGGTGGAGCACGACACGCTCGTCAAGGCTGCGAAGATGGCAAGGTCTACCATTGAGATGACTTACCCTTATGAGCAAGGGACAGACCATCTATCTGACACCCAGAAGATCAACCTGCGTTTGCTGATCGAGCAGGCGCAGGCATACGAACGCAAGGCCGAAGGCTTGAGCAACACCTACAGCGACTACTGGGGCGGCAAGTGAACACCAACATGGACGAACTCATCCCGCAGGATCCGCAAGAACCCGTTGCACCCGTCGTCGGTCCGCAGCCACCAGTGCTGCCACCGATGTCTCCAACGGTTGGGCAGGAACCAATCCAACGGATGACGGCAGACGAGGCTCGCGCCAAAGCCTTGCAGACCATGCAAGAGCGCGGCTTTGCGTTGCCGATGTTCGACGACCCGAGGCTCGACGCGTTGTGGAATGCGACGTCGTCGATGGAGAAGCAATACCAAGACGCAGAGTTCCGTCGTCGTCCGCAAAGGGATCCTGTGGTGTCCGCTGCCATCGACGCGGCAAGGGAGAACAAGCGGCAAGAGACAGCAAACCAAGCGAGGCAATCTTGGTTGCAGAGCCTGGACACCGATCCCGAAGAAGTGGCGCGCGCGAACTCGATCGCCGCAGCACTCAACATCTCGACCGATCAAGTGCGCACGGATCCGCGCGTGTTCGAGAAATATGCGCAGGAAGAGATGGCTGCCTCGCAGAAGATCTACGAGCAGGCTCCGGTTCTGTCGCGGTTCATGGCCGACATCGAGAAGGCCAAGGTCATGTCGGACGTGACCGACAAGCTGTGGTGGTATGAACGTTGGGCCAACGGTTGGTCTCGGTCTGCCTTGGCAAACCAGATTGGCGAACTGCGCTCTGAGCAGTTGGCTCAAAGCTGGAGCGGCGTGACGCTCGACGACGAGCGCGAAGCCAAGATCAAAGAACTGCAAGCGCAGATGGAGAAGATGCCGCAGACGAGCGGCATGTGGTCTGGTGGCGCAGAGATCACGCGCCAGTTCTACGACCAGATGTTCTGGCCTGCGATCTCAGCTGCCGGTGCGTTCGTCGCAGGTTCGGTCTTCACCACTCCTGTTGGTGGTGCTGCTGCCGCTACGTCCGTCTTCATGGCGGGCAACGCGCTGCAAGGTTTCCGGCAGATCCAGGGCAACAGCTTCCAGAACCTGCTCGACGTTGGATACGACCCGCAAGCTGCGGCAGACGCCGCGCGTGGCGTGGCTTTGGTTGCTGCGCTTCCAGAAGCACTGGGCCTTGGCAAGTTCGTGTCCCCTGTTGTTGGTCGCGCTGCCCTAAAGACCTTTGGTCCGAAGTGGCTGACGCGCCTTGGCGGTAGCGCATACACCAAGAAGTTGACGACGATGACGGCAACGGAGATTGCCAAGCGTGCTGCCAGCTACGCCACAAAGACGGCCGCGTTCGAGACGGGCGAGGAAGAGTTTGAAGAGAACATGCAAATGCTGGCGGAAGTCGTCTCGAAGGCGATGAGCCGACCCGAATACCAAGAGGCGATCGCGCAAGGCGAGGAAGCTCTTGGTTCGTATTGGGAGCGCACGTTCCAGGTAGCTGCCTACACCATGCAGGGCATGGTCATCCCGACATTTGGCATGGCTGCTGTCGGCTCCATGGGCGACATCAATCGCGCACGGAAGGCCGTCAAGAACGGGCGCAAGATTGAGACGCTCAACCACGTCAGCAAGCAGATCGATCCGTTGTCCGCGCGCGATCCGCAGCTGGCAAAGGAAGTGTCGCAGGCTGTAGCGGATAGCACTGAGCAAGGTGAGATCCTCATCGAAGCGGGTGCATTGCGGCAGCACATCGCATCGATGGAGAAGACGGCGAACGCCGAAGGCAAAGGCGTGCAACCGCTGTCTGCTTTCGAGGCATTCCGTCAGAAGTTCCCGAAGCTGGCCGAGCAACTCGACAACGCAGATGACGACCGAACCGACATCGTCATCACGATCGGCGAATACGTTGCTGGCCTTGGCAAGACTGAGTTTGCCGAGATCCTGAAGCAGGATCTGCGCATCGCCACTAAGGACAACCCGAACCCACTGTCGCTCAAGGAAGCCCTCGACGCGTTCAACGCGGCCGAACGGATGCGCACTAAGGCTGAGGAAGCCGAGGCTGAAGCTGAGACGGAGGGCGGTGCAGGCGGAGAAAAGAAGCAGGATCCTGTCGCCCGTGTGCGTCGTGCTGTCACGGAACAGTTGCGCGCAACGGGTCGCTACACGTCCGCGCAGGTCAACATGCAGGCGGAACTGTGGGTGCGCGCCATCGTGTTCCGCGCATCTCGCCGCAAGATGGATCCTTGGGACTTCTTTGCGAAGGAGTATCCGCGAGTCGTAACCGAAGAGCAGCTGGCCCGCCAAGCAGGGACGCCACCGGTCCGCCCGCAGATCCCGGGGATGGCACCAAAGGCTGGCGCGCCTCGATCGGCAGTGTCGCCTACTAGCCCCGCTCCGATTGCGCCTGGAGCCGCAGCCAGAGGGATGCCGTTGGTGACTATGCCAACGCCAGCAGCCCCAGCCCCCACTCCAGCCCCTACGCCTGCGCCAGTCGATCCTTCGATCCTGACTGGGGCAACGCCGGAACAGCAGCAGGAGTCCGTGCAGAAGGTCGAGGAAGTTGCTTCCAATTTGGAATCAACTCCAGGCCAGATCCCTGCGGAGGAGATCCCTGCGGGGACTCCGGCCCCGAGCGCGGTGCTTCCTTCGGAGCAGATGCAGCAAGCCAAGGCGGAGATGGCGCAAGCCAAGGCCGACCTAGCCATCAGCCGGACCAAGCTGACGACTATGCATGCTGACGGCAAGTCGCAGACCGACGAGTTCAAGGCGGAGGCCGAGAACTACCGGCGGCTTGTCTCGCGCATGGAGAAAGCCGAGCGCGCAGAGATCGACGTCGTGACCAAGTTGGCGGAGATCTCGGACGTGGACATGGCCGATGCCGTGCTCAACGAGATGGCCCAGGCAGAGCAAGATGCGGCGTTGCTGGAGAAGCAGTCGAAGGACGAGACGTTGTCAGAGCAAGAGCGTGCTGCCGC